CGACAATTTCACCATGATTTAATATCTTTAGATGATGCTTTTTTACATTTCAGTAAAGAATATAAAGATTTAGGTAATGGGAAACTAACTTCAAGGTTGTTAGAAATTAGAAGATTAAACCCAGCAATGGTTGAATTTGATATTGATGCAGAGGGTTTACCAAAGAATGCAAACTTCCTTTGCCCTATACATAGAGAAACTGCATATACCAAAAGAGGTAAATGCGAAAATGATGATTGCGATATTGAATTACATCCAGTAATGTATAAATTAAAATATAGAAACAAAGAAACATTCCTACTTGAAAACGAAGTAGTACACTTATCTAAGTTTAGCCCAAGTGAAACCTATGGTTGGAGTCCAGTTCTTACGATCTTTGAAAAAGCATTAACATTAATAGGTATGGATAAAAACCTATTCAATTACTTTTTTCAACGCAAGATGCCCGCTAGTATGTTACTTATAACTACTGATGACCCAGAATCATTACGTAGAGAAAGAGAACATATCGCAGCACAAACAAGGGCTGATCCTAACTATATCCCAATGGTTGCAGTTTCATCTAGAAACCAAAGGGGTAGAGTAGATATGGTACGTATGTTTCATACTTTACAAGAAATGGATTACTTACCTGTTAGGCAAGAGATTCGTGAAAGAGTTGCTGCTATATGGGGCGTTACAGCTTCTTGGCAAGGCGCACCAGAAGCATTTGGTGGGTTATCTAGCCAAACACAACAGTTAACTGTTATGAGTCGTGTTGTAGAAGCTGACCAAAGATTGTTTACCGAAAAAGTATTTCCACAACTAATTAAATGTTTAGCCATAACAGACTTTGAAATCGAGTTACCACAACCAGAAGAAAAAGCTGAAAACACTAAATTGTCTTTTGCTATGCAAAAAATAAACATAGCTTCACAGTTTTCAAAGTTAGGATTTGAAGTAGCACTAAAAGAGCAAAATGCTGATGTTATTGATGCTGAGTTTGTGGTAAGTGGTAAGGCAACTGAAACAGCTAACCTTGCTGAGGAAAAAACAAAACTTGACCTTAAAACACAAAAGAAACAAATGGAACAAGAAGAAGCTCAACAGCAACAGCAAGAAGCTCAACAACAACAGCAAGAACAACAGCAACAACAAGAAATGTTTGGAATGTCGGATGATACACCAGATATGGATAAGTTAATACCAGATCGTTCTGCTGATAGAAAGTTTAAAGGTAGAACTGGGGGATTAACTCCTAACAGTGCTGATAAAGCACCTAATGAAGAACGAGATTTAGATAGTTATGCTGAAGCTAGAAGTATGGAACTATCTAAAAACTGGATAGATACTTTAGTAGAAAAAGGATTTACAAGCCCTTTGATTAAAGAAGTATCACCTGATCTTAAACAAATGTGGTTTTCTCAAGACAACATTGACTATGTTGCTCAACTATCTAGTAATGGTGTTGGGTTTATTGAAAAGGCTACATTCACTAACCCCAAAACTTTTGAAACAGATCCAAAACAACAAAAAAATACTATTCCTATTGAGGTAGACTCTGATGACAATTAAAAAAGAGTTTGGTGGTACAGTTGTTACGTCAGCAGATTCTGGAACTTTTACCCCTACTTATGGTGGACATAAAAAGAAAAAGAAGAAAGATGGCATAGATCGTTTGAACGGATTTATTAATAATAAAACCCCAACGTTACGTATGTATAATAAGTCTTTGGTAGCACTTACTAAATGGATTGCAAAACAAGAAGATAATGAACAAAAAGATAAGATGAAAAAAATAAAAGAAAAAGAAAAGCATGAAGAAAGCGTGGATGAAGCAGCACCATTTACTGGACATTCTGATTTAGCCCTACCGATATTAAATTATGAAAAATAAAAGTTGCCCTAAATGTAATGGTTTAATGTTCTTGAACGAGGATAAAGATTTGCATTGCTTTATGTGTGGAAAAACAATTGTACTGACAGTCAGGAGAAGCTATGATGAGAGAACAGGGGATTTACGATATAATAAAGTGGAGACAAGAAGGGAACACATGGGAACAGATTTCAGAGAAAGTATATCAAGATTATGGGATAAAAGTTCACAGGACAACGATTCAACGTTGGCACGACAGGTCACTAATCTCGGTACAGGACTTTTCGGAATCACAAGATATAGACGATACCTTTGAAGATAAAATAATAAAATCTGATAGAAGGATTGAATACCTTAAATCAGAAGCATCTTTTTACAGAAAACTTTACAATACTGTTACCAAACAGTCAGCTAAAGAAGATTTATTATTAGATATCATCCACGATATCTCCCCAAGTTTTAAACAAGTTCCAAAGATACCTTACAAACAAATTAAAGGTAAAGCTGAACATTCACAAACAGTTATAGCCCCACTGACAGATACCCACATTGGAGAGTACATTAACGAAAAACAAATGATTGGTATGAACAAATACGATATGGAATTGTTCAACAAACGTTTGTATGGGTGGGCAAATCAACTACTAGCGTTAGTCAACTACCGAAGAAACATAGCTAACATTGATACCCTTATTGTTCCCATGTTAGGGGATATGATCTCTGGTGATATTCATGATGAGTTAGCAAGGTCTAATGTAGAGAACAACATGATGCAAATGCTAAAGGGGGCATACTTAATCTCCCAAGCTATTCTATTATTAGCCCCACACTTTAAAGAAATAAAAATCCCATGCGTAGTTGGTAATCATGGGCGTATGTCATATAAACCAGTAATGAAAAATAGAGTTACAACTGATTGGGATTATATGTTATATCAGTGGATAGCAGCATTTTTAAAAAACCAAAAGCATATAAAGTTTGAAATACCAGAATCCTTTTTTCATATCTTCAATGTGTATAACAATAGAATATTGATAATGCATGGGGACAGTATTGCTGGTGGGGGTAGTAGTATGTCTATATCAAAAGCAGTATCTAATTTACGAGGGGCATTACAATATAAAAACAACCTTAACATTGAGTCAGGGCTTGGTACCCAAGAACTAAACCATTTTGATACTGTATTCATGGGACATTTTCATAGAGTAGACGAGATGGACATTGGAACTGGAGAGTTACACATCTGTGGCTGTATAAAAGGGGTTGATGAGTTTGCTTTACAACGTTTACACGTATCAGCAAAACCTAAACAAATAGCTACGTACTGGCATCCACTTCATGGATACTTAGGAAAAGAAGTTATTTATCTATCAAGATATGATCAATCAGATAATAAATTTGATGATAATATAAATTCGACTTGGGCAAACATGATTTTTTAGTATAATAATATTATGATACTACAATTTAAAAAACTTAAAAGGGTTTTAAAAAGGTTCCAAAAAGTCGAACCTCAAATGTTTGACAATATTGGATACCTAGTTTTCAGGGAAGCACAAGAGACTTGCCCTGTAGATACTGGTAGATTAAAAGCATCTGGTACATACAATGCAACACCTTATGGTTGGAACATTGAATATAAAGCACCTTATGCAATGGAAGTTCATAGTGGTATTAGGAGAAAACCTAAACCGAACCCATATGAATCAAATGTTAGGGGGCATATTAGAAATGGTTCTTATGTCCGACCACATTTGAGAACACAGAAAAAAGATGTTAAACCAATGTTTATATCAGGATTAGGAACTTGGAGAAATATAGATACAACAAAACCAATAAAAGCAAATGGTTGGTTAGAGAAGGCTTACCAAAAAATAAAGGGGGAATTACCATTTCAAATACAAGGTCAATTCCCAGATTCGATAGTAAGGAGTAATAGGAATGGATATTAATAAAGTATCACAGACACAAGAATACATCATGGCAAGGCATAGTAGAATGGTTGGTAGGGTCTTGGACTTAGTAGAAGCTAGTCTACCTGAAGGCAACCAATGTGAAAAGCTAAAGAAACTTTTACAACAACCACTATATGATTTTCGAAACGAAATGATCGATTTAGATTCTAAGGGTATTCCTGAAGATGACAAATAAAAAACCCCTCTAGTTGAGGGGTTCTTATTCTCACTCCTTATATTGCTTAAAACTAGACGTTAACAAAAAACCCTTTTTTGTTTTTTACCATATAAGCGTCTTTGATATATTTAGGGTAAAGCATTAATAAATCATAATCTA